ATGAAGCTTTTTTAGACTCAGCTCAAATAAGAGGTAATGTAGTCACAAGAGCTAAACTATTAGGATACGTTCCACGTTCAGTTCTATCACCAAGAGCAGTAGTAAATATTGTTGCAAATGCTGGTAGTGGTTCAAATCCAACAACACTTACTTTACCTAGAGGTACTAAATTAAATACTAAATTAGATGGTGTTGAGTTTCAATATGTAGTACTCAATGACCATACAACAACTTTAGTTGGAACTAAATATACATTCCCGAGTGTCACAATCGTTGAAGGTTCATTAAGAGAATTAAAATATAGAGTTGATAATGATATAGAGAATCAGAAATTTCAACTCAGTGATAAAGATGCAGATACAAGTTCCTTACGTGTACGTGTACAGGAATCATCGGGAGCTGGTTCAGGTGGATTTGAAATATATACTCAATTTGAATCCTTAAAAGGAGTTGATGAAAATACTAAAGTGTATTTCTTACAAGAAAATCCATCAGGATTCTTTGAAATATATTTTGGAGATGGCGTCACTGGTTATAAGCCTGTAAATGATAATATTGTCACAATCGATTACGTTAAAACAAAAGGTAAAGAATCAAATGGTGCTAGTCAATTCTTTATGGTTGACCAAGTTAGTGGTAAAGTAGCAGATAATGAACCAACAGTTGTATCAAACGCAGCTGGTGGAGCAGACCAAGAAACATCAGAATCAATAAGATTTAACGCACCACTTACTTATATTGCTCAGGATAGAGCTGTCACAGCACAAGATTATGCAGCTATTATTAAAAAGAATTTTAGTAATATAGATTCTATTGCAACTTGGGGTGGTGAAGACCAAGAAATACCAGACTTTGGTAAAGCTTACGTAGCAGTAAAGCCTTTACTAGCTGAAAAATTAACTGATGATGAAAAGACAGAAATTAAAGGTGCTATATTAAAAGGTAAGAACGTAGTATCTATTACACCTGAGATTGTTGACCCATCATTTACTAGATTAGAACTAGATGTATTCTTCAAATATAATCCAAACTTAACAGATAGAACTGCCGTTGAACTTACAACTGTGGTGAGAGATACTATTAGTGATTATAACTTTAACAATTTAAATAAATTTGATGGTGTATTCAGGCATTCACAATTAACAAATGAAATTGATAATGCAGACCCATCCATTCTAAACAGTACTATACGACCAAGAATGTTTCAAAACTTTACACCACTTACTGATGTAGATGGTAATATAATAACTCAAAATCATACACTTACTTTTGCTGGTAAATTTTTAGATAGAGGTAGTTCAGCTAAAATGTTATTATCATCTTCAGCATTTAAAATTATTGGGTCAGACACTAGTGACCATTTCTTTGGTGATAGACCAGTTGATAACGATTCAACAAAAAGAACAGTAATTGTTTATAAAGTATCTGACGGGAAGAACGTCACAGTTATAGCAGATGCTGGTACAATTGATATTGCAAATGGTATAATTACTTTAAATAATTTCTTACCAACAACAAACGCAAGTATTAGAGTTTCAGTTATACCTGATTCTTTAGATATTGCACCTAAAAGAGAACAACTATTGGATATAGAACAAGATAGAGTTGAGATAACACCAGAGATTGATACAATCGCAACTGCAGGTTCAAGTGGAAGTATAACATATACAACAACATCAAGACTTAAAGACTAATGGCAAAAACAAATCTAACACCTGGAGTAATAGAACTAGATGATTCAACTTTAGTTGATACTAAAGAACATATTCGTTTAGACCAAATTATACCTTCAGAGATTTTACATGATAAAACAAAACTAAGAGAGTTCTTAGAAGCTTATTATACTTTCATGAATATGGAAGAGTTTATATATCAAGAAACAAAAGTTTTTGAAGATGTAGTTTTAGATAATGTAGCTAGATTTAGAGTAGAAGATTCATCTAGAAATAATGAGTTCTTTGTAGATTCAGGAGCAGGTAATTCAACGTTAGTACTTAAATCACCAACAGGTCAAACACCAGCTAAATTTATTTTTGATGGTTCCTCATCATCTGTAGTTAATGCTAGTGATGATACAATTGATGTAGGTTCATTTAATCAGTTGTCATTACCAGTTGGAACTCCAGTAGTTTATCAGACTGGTGATGGTACAGCAATTAATGGATTAACAAATAACTTTACTTATTATATTATTTCATCGGCTGGTGGAAAAATTAAATTATCAACATCAGTAAATGGTAACGCAGTTGATATTGCTGGTGTAGGTACTGGAGTACTTCATTCCTTTGAAGGTGCTAATAGTACTATGACTATTCCAATTAGTTCAGTTAATACAGTAATTTCAAATGGTAATGAACTACCAGGCAGTTTACAACTTACAAGTGAGATTGGTAAAACATTTACTGTCACAAATTTAACTTCTTTTAATGGATATACTGCAACACTAACTACTCTAATAAAAAGATACGTAGGACCAGGTCCATCTAATATTATGAATACCATAGAAAAAGCTATGAACATCGATACGAATGATGATAACTTTTTAACTATGATGCAAAAAGAAATTGGTGCTTCATTACCACGTAATACAGTTGGTAATAGAAGAACTCTTTATAAACTTATAAATGATTTTTATAAATTAAGAGGAAGTACTGATAGTATAGAAATATTTTTTAGATTATTATTTAACGAAGAAGTAGAAGTAGAGTTTCCTTATGAAAAAACTCTTATACCTTCTCAAGGTGATTGGGACCAAGCATTAAATCATACAACTACACTATCATCGGCCGCAAGTAATACAAACGTAATTAATATTACAGCAAGTAATGATAATATTAGACCAGGTTCTAAGATAGTTGATGGTACTCCACCTGGAAGTACTATTACTTTAAAGGATGGTATTGCCGATAGTGTTGAAGATAACCCAGTCACAGTATCATCTGTCGATGCAACTGGGAAGGTAATTACCCTATCCCAAGCCATTACTTTGTCATCTGGTGCAACTGTGACCTTCATACCAAGAGGTACTTACCTAGACCAAAGAGGATTCTTATCTTACAACCAAGTTATAACTGATAGTAAAAAGTTTCAAAAATTTTCTTACCTAGTCAAAACTGGTAGAAGTTTAAAAGATTGGGAAAATGCTTTTGATAAATTAGTTCACCCAGCTGGATTTATATACTTTGCAGAAATATTAATATTCTTACAATTAACAAAATCAGCTTTAGGAGAAGATGTTTTAGGTGATGGTAAAAGAAATGATGGATTACCACCTTTACTCAGAAAAGTTTTATCAGCTGTACCAACGAGACAACCAGGTGTTATAGGTATTGAAGACCTTCCATTATTAGTAGAAGCATTTGCTTCAATATTCTCACCAATTGCAGAAGCTAAAATACATAAGTCAGGTTCACTATCATTAAACTTAAGAAATGGTGTTATAAGTGGTAGTAGTATTACAAGTGGTGGAACTGGATATACAAGTGCTCCAACAATTACAACATCTGACTCAGCAGCTGCTTCAGGATTTAACCAAGCAACTCTAACTGCATCACTTACAAATGGTAAAGTTTCAGCTATTACAATTGTAAATGGTGGTAGTGAATATGGAACTCCAGTAGCAACATTCTCAGCACCAACAGCTATGACATTTAATCCTGCTACTGCAGTTAACTTATCTAATGATACTATAACATTAACAACAGCTCAAGCAGCAGCTTTAGAGAATGGTGACCAAGTCACATATAATAGTGGAGGTGGAACATCAATAGGGAATTTAAATAGTACAACATCATACTTTGTAGTAAACAAATTCGGTAATACAATTAAATTAGAATCTTCTGTAGGAAATGGAGCAATTGATTTAGGTTCAGTTGGAAGCGGAACATCTCATACTTTAACAGGTACAACAGCCACAGCAACCTTATCAAAAGTCGATGGAACAGTTAAAGGAATTGAAATAACTGAAAAAGGTTTTGGATATTCAGGTACTCAAACAGTTTCATTTAATGGTACAGCACAAGATGGTGTCACACCTACAAACCCAGCAGCAACAATTGGCGTAACTTCTGATGGTGAATTAGATGTAGATGCTATAACTATTTCAAACGTTGGTGCAGGTTTCTCACAACTATTCGCAACCGTACCAGCAAATCCAAACGCTACTAAGATAGCAAAAGTAAGAGTACTTGGTCCATCACAAAAGAATTTTAGAACAGCACCCGGTATAACATTCCCACCACCCGATGCAGTAGATTCAGAAGGTGTTTTATTAACAACTAACGTAACAGCAACAGCTGTATTTACATTAGATTCAAATGGATTTATTACAAGTGGAGATATTACACCAAGTAATCCTGGTTTAGGATATACAAGAGACCCAATAGTTAGATTAGCATCTGGTGCACATAACGAGATTAGAGTTAGAACTCAACATATTTTAGATATTAATTTAAATCATAACGATGTAAGACCAACAACAGGTATACTACAAGTACCAAAACAAACAACCGGTTCTTTAATGGGTGGTAATTTAAGAGATGATATTATAAGTAATGTTGCATCAATTACAATTACAAATGCTGGTAGTGGATATACATCAGCAACAGTTTCATTCTCTGGAGGATTAGCAACTGTAGGTTCAACCACACCAGCTGAAGCAACAGCAACAGTATCAGGTGGTCAAATAACTGCAATTACTATAACAAATCCTGGTGATGGATATGTATCGGCACCTACAATAACAATTAGTGGAGATGGTTCTAATGCAGCAGCTACAGCAACCATTGATGATACATATACAAGAACTGAAGAAACACCATCAAATGCTAAATTCTTACCAGCATTTGAGGTAGCAATTAAGAATCCTAATTTTAGAACCATTATAAATAATGGATATAAACAAAGAAAAGGACAAAATTTCTATACTTCATCTAGGTTATACAATTCTAACCAACAAATAAGCTTTTTAGGTGACATAGAAATACAAAACGTCGATTCAACTAATATAAATAAATATAATACACGAACATTCGTGGATTTAGAATAGAAGGTAAAATAAAATGGCAGCAATAGTATCAAACACATTTAGAGTTGTAAATGCAAACAACTTCAAAGAAGATGTAGCTAATAGTGCGGTATATGTTGGTATTGGTAAAGGTGATGTATGGTCTAACTCTACATCAGATACTACTGATTTATCAACAGCCCCTACACCAGGAGACCACTTAGATGAATTTGGAGTAGCTAGGTCTAACCTACAAGGTGTAAAGAAAATAGCATCATCTAATATTTCACACGTAACAAACAGACATACATGGGATGGTGCAACATCTTATGTAGCATGGGATTCAAAAGATTCAGATATCTTTGATAAGAAATTCTATATTATTACAAATGAGTTTAAAGTTTATAAATGTATAAAGGCTGGTTCAAGTACATCAACACAACAACCAACACAAACTTTAACTCAACCACAAGCAGAATCTGATGGATATACATGGAAGTATATGTATACAGTAGCTGTTGATGACGCTGATAAATTCTTAACAAACAGCTATATGCCAGTAAAATATATTGCTATGGGTGGAGAAGGCCAAGTAGCAGTTGCAAATTCTAGTACAAGTGATAAGATTATTTTAAAAGAAATAAGTGATGACATCGCAGTTGGTATGACTGTCACTGGAGCTAATGTTGGTACTGGTAAAAAAGTTAGTGCAATAAATGGTTCTCAAATTACTTTAAATGAAGCTACTACAGGTACTGTCGCAATTAATACCATATTATCCTTCTTTTATGGTAGTGATTCAGATGCAGAAGCAAACCTAACTGAAGCTGATTATGCTCAATACCTAAACCAAAAAGCATCTCGAGATGATTCCTTAGCTGCAGGAATTGAAAGAATTGTTTTAGAAACAATTGACTCAGATGGAAATAGGACTGATTCAACAACAACAGGAGAAAACTATGCAAGTGTACCTACAGTCACAATCACTGGTGATGGCGAAGGTGCAACTGCAACTGCAACTGTAGCTGGAAATACTATCACAGGTATTACGGTAACTAATAAAGGAACTAATTACACCAGAGCTAATGTAGTTATAACTGGTGGAAGTGGTTCCGGAGGAGCAGCTAGAGCTATTATTGCACCAAACTATAGAGGAAAAGGTAAGAGTGGTCATGGTACAGATCCAAGAGCAGAGCTTGGTGGATTCTTTATGGCACTTAACGTAAAACTCGATGGTGCTGATGGAAGTGGAGACCTAGGTGTTAATAACGATTTTAGACAAGTGATGTTAATAAAGAATCCATTAAATGGTGCTGGTATAGCTTCACCATTAGTGGAAGGTAATATAGCTTCTTCAGATACTTTAAAAGCTACAGATTATTTAGACTTTTCAGGCACATTCAGTTCTGGAACTGGTGTAGGAGATTTCGTAGTTGATGAATTAATTACAGGTGGTTCAGCAAACGCACCAAAAGCTTTTGTCACAGAGATTAATACTACTGATGGATTTGTATACTATCATCAAAATCAAAAAACGGGTTATGAAAAATTTGAGGATGGTGAAGTAATTACTGGTGCAGTAAGTGGTACAATTGGTACTCTTGAATCTCTTAACGCTGTTAAATCTTCAGAGTTAGATAGAGATTCTGGTGAAATACTATTCTTAGAAAATAGATTACCAATTAACAGAACAGCAACACAGATAGAAGATATTAAAATTATATTAGAATTCTAATATAGTTAAAGGGAAATTTTATGGCAACGACTAATATTAAAAACTATGATGTGACACCTTATTACGATGACTTTGATGAAACTAAAGGATTTCATCGTATATTATTTAAGCCAGGTGTTTCAGTTCAAGCAAGAGAACTCACACAAATGCAAACCTTGCTTCAAGCTCAGATTGATAGGTTTGGTAAGTACGCATTTAAAGAAGGTGATTCAGTAATAAATGGTGAAGTATCATTAGATGTTGAACGTGATTATATTAAAGTCGAGCCAAGTTTTACTCATAGTTCAATTGAACATACAACCACAGCAGCAGTACTTACATCTTTAGTTGGTTCAACATTAACAGGTCAAACAAACGCTGTCACAGCTACAGTAATTGGTGTTGAAGCTACTGAAGGTAGCAACGCACATACAATCTATTTAAAATATACTGGGTCCGGTACAGGTAATACATTTAAATCTTTCGTTGCTGGAGAAGTATTACAAAGTAACGCATCCGGTACTCCATTCGTAAAAGTTGGTGGTGGCTCAGGTGGAGCTTCCATAGCAGCAACAAATCCTGTCGGACAAAACGCAGTATTTAATTTAAAAGAAGGTGTATATTTCTTAAAAGGAAACTTTGTATATGTACCTGGTGGGTCAATTACTCTTGATAACGCTGGAGATAAATACTCAAACACACCAAATAATATAGTTGGTTTACAAGTCACAGAGAGTACAGTATCATCAGCTGAAGATACAAGTTTAGTTGATAACGCTTTAGGTGCTCCAAACTATTCAGCTCCAGGTGCTGATAGATATGCTATTACAACAACATTAGTAAAAGCGGCTAACGTAACTAGTATAGCAGTTTCTAATTTTGTAATCTTAGCTGAAATTAATAATGGTATAATGAAGGTTGATAAAACTGATAATCCTGATGTACCATTGGATAGAAGGTTAGCAAAAAGAACGTTTGAAGAATCAGGTGATTACGCAGTACAACCTTATCAATTAAATATTAAAGAACATTTAGATGATGAAGCTGGTAATAATGGACATTTAACTAGCTCAAATGGTGGTAGTGCAACAAAGGTTGCGGTACATGTTGAACCTAACACAGCATATGTTAAAGGGTTTAGAGTTGAACATACAACTACTGAATTAGATTTAAATTTAGACAAACCTAGGTCAACAACTTCAGGCGATGAAGATTTTAATACAATTACTGGATATACTCAAACACTAGATATTGGTAATTATGTAAAATTAAAAGCAAGTGCTTGTACAGGTGTACCAAATATTGATAACTTTGAATCAATAAATTTACATAGTGCTACTGGTGGAGGTGGTTCCGTAGTTGGTACAGCAAGAGCTAGAGGTATGGAAACTGTAAGTGGTGATATTAGATTATATTTATTTGATATAGTCATGTCATCAGGTGCATTTGGTTCTGTAAGAAGTTTAAAACAAGGTACAACGACTTTCCAAGCTGATTTTGCAACAGGAGCTGAAGGTGTATTATTTGAAACTAGCGCTAACACAGCTATCGTTCCATTACCGTATAGAGCTATCAGATCTGCTGATGCAGCAGCTACATTTTCAGTCAGAGTAAGACAATCATCAAGTACGAATGGTGATACAATTACTGCACCTAGTGGATTAACACCAATTAACGAAGGTACTGTAGTTGCACAAAAAGTAAATGTTTCTACTGGAGCATTTGATGGTAACGTTCAAAACTATAGTGCAAATATTTCAGGCCAAGTAATTACTTTCGGAGAAACTGCAGGTTCAGGACATAGATTTGATGTAATATATACAGCAACTCTTTCAAATCAAGCAACAAAATCAAAACAATCAAACACAGTCAATGATTTAAGCGTAACACTTTCGAGTGGAAGAGCAAGTTTAGAAAAAGCTGATGTTT